TTCAGATGATGCCATGATGTTGATGGCTGATGAAATTACTAATCCAAGCGTTGATACTTTGGAAAGACTTGATCTTGCTGTAAAAGAAGCATCACTTCAGTCTGACATGGGTGGATTTGGTAACTGGGTTCTCATGTGGAACGAGAAGATTGGAGATCAAGTGTACTCTGTGGTGACAATTGCTACAGTAGCTACATACATCGCTGGGCGCGCTTATGAAGCCGTCAAATCACCAAACGAAAAAACCCCCTAAGCGTAATGCCTAGGGGGTTTCTTTTTACCTATTCATCGAACAGGACAAACGCCATTTTCACAATCTGCATCCAGAGGAGCATCAATGTCATTGGCTTTATCTAACTCAATCGGCTGTAGGTTGGCGACATACGCATCGTATGCTTCCTTCGTAACAACTTCTTGAGGCAGATATAAATACCCAAGATCTTTAGCAGTCTTGGTTGGATCATTGCGATAGAGAAAGCTTGCACCAACATAGCTGTCCCAATTAGCCAGAAGCCATTGGATGATGTCTTCCACTTCATCAACACTATACGAGATAGTAGCTGATGCGTTCTGTTGACACCAATGATCCATTAGCATCTTGTAACGATCTAGCTGTTGAATAGCCGTTTCTTGGTTGACTTCCACAATGTTGCCATCTTTCCCCACAAACCGAGAGAAGGGGACATCATCGTATCGCACTGGGAATGTAACGAGCACCCCTTCTGGATCGCTTGGGTTGTCCCATACACGATAACCGGCGGATCGGAGTAGTGGGAGAACCGGATCATGTCGTCCATAATTGACATTATTGAAGATGTACTTACCAAGGGGCTTGTGAAGTCCCTCAGTAGTATCCATGACCTTTGAAAGTGTTCCTGAAGGTTTAATGGTTGTGACGTTCTTAGGCCGCGGTAGCCCCAGCTCGTCAGCCATTCCATAAGCCGCGGAAGTTGCGATTCGCTCAAGTGTGTCATAGTCATACGCAGATAAATCTGGTCGTTTGACGATACCAGTAATTCCCACTCCGCAGAGTCTAAGGAATTCGTTGTTAAGGTGCCAAGCTTCTTGTAGCACACCGTCAAGAAGAGATACGCAGGTTTGTCTGTAATTAGCTCTTGCCGCAATGTAGATGGCTCGTTGGAGTCCATAGGAATTTCCTTTGAATTTGGCTACGTCAGTTTCTGTGAGGTTACAGAAGGATTTGTTGCCAAGGAGAATTTCAGCACAAGGATTAACTCCTTTGAACCACGGTGCCCGTTGTCTTGCTGCGACAGCATTGATGAATCCAGGCTCAGACCCGCCTGCTTCGCCCATGATGTCAAAAATCCCTCTAAGTTCCGCATATGTGGGCTTTCGTCCAAATAAGAGGCTGTTATTAGATTGTGAACGTTGGACATTATCTACCCACCAATCTTTCTTTGCAATTGCAAAAGCTTCCCACTCATCTTCACCAAACTCAAACAGAGCAATCTCAGCGGACCGGCGACTAGAAAGAACAGTGCCAAGCCAATTAACAACATCAAGAATGTCAATGCGAGTGAGAAGGTTACCAGCCCTTTTGTTAAGAATCCCGATGATTGCAGCATACGCTTTAGAGATACTTGCATCTCCTGAACTAATCCACCCATATCCCTTTAACCTTTCGCCTGCTGGACGAATTTCTGAGAAGTCAATGACGAGCTTCTTGGCTGCATAACGGTGAGCAATAAGCTTACCAACAGACTTAGCCCATGCAAGCACACCTGCTTGTGACTTGGTAAATCCAGTCTCACTTAGTTCAAGGTCGTTACGAAGAAAACCTAGCTGGTCATTGATTCTTTGTAAACGAGCTGTAGCTGCATCAGTCTCTTCAGCTAGACCTTTTGTTGACTTTGCGACTTTATCAGCAGCGTCAGATACTTGTTTTGAAGCTGTAGCGTTATCACTACTAGCCTTTGCTGATTTCTCATTAGCAGCAGCTAGACGTTCAGCAGCACCTGCCGCCTTGTCTTGGTTTTTGTTGAGTTCCCCGGCTGCTTGAGCCAAGGATTGTAATGCGTTTCTAGCGTTGATAAGTTCCAGAGTTTCAACGCTAAACTTGAGGGAAATATCAAACATTACTGTATACCTCTTATAATCATAGTATTCTCCTTGACTACGTTGTTTTATTTTGTCTACCGAATAATAGACAAAAGAAAAAGCCCTGTCGGAGCAGGGCTTGTAGTTATTCTAGTTTTACTTCTTTTTCTTTGATTCTTTTTCTTGCTGCTCACTGTGAACCTGTAGTACAGTAGAATCTAATTTTGAAATTAGGTCTATCTCCCACTCTTCCGGTCTGTAGCCAATGAGGTTAAAATATGCTTGCATTTCAGTGTAAGAGATTGGGTTAATCCCAAATCCATTAGAACTTCTTTTATTATGCAAAGCAATAAAGTAACTCCATTGGTACATCATGGATGCTGGAAACTCCACAAGTTCATCTAGCTCCTTCGGACGCTTACCAGTCTGCTTTTCTACTTGCTCTAGTTTGGCTCTAAGAGAGTTAGCGCCTCCACCAGAAAGTTCAAATTCCTGGCGGGCGTATAGAATCAGATTTTGAGCGTCTTCGGTTGAAAATTTAGAACGTCTTGGCTCTCAGAGATAATAGAATCGCGAATCCATGAATGCGCCGTCAGAACTTCACGAGCCTTTTCTTTAGTGAACTTGATTTCCTTACCTTCTTCTGAGATACCTTCCCAGCCTACTAGGCGAACTAGAGCATTCTCTACGGCCATTTCTTCTGCTTCGTCTAGAGAGATTTGTTCGTCTTCCTTACCCTTGCGCTTGAGCATTACTTGACGTTGTTGGTATTCAGCAAACTTCTTACGTGAGTAAGTTTTGACAGTAGGGGAGAGTTCACCTAGAACGGTTAGCTTTGCACCGGAGTCAGCACCAGTAGGTAGCTTTAGAGCAAAGGTGAAGCCTTCTTGAGCAGAAGTGGAGAAGTTGTGGGTTGTGATATCGAAGCTCATGTGTATATCCTTTCAATGATATAATTTAAGTAACCCGAAATAGGTTACGGTTAAGAAACTTTGGTTGATTGTAGTTTAAAGTAATACAACCAACGTAGAGTTATTATATCATTGAAATTGCATAAATTCAAGTAGCGGAGTAATCAAATAAAGAAAAACCCCAAGGATAAACCTTGGGGTGTCTTAGATTAAACTAGGCTGGTATCAGTAACAGCAATGGTGCTACCAATCAAACCAGAAGTTTCATTGTCGTTTAGCATAGCTGTGAAGTCAGCAGTTGCCATCACGGCCATCTCTGCGTCTTGGGTTGAAAAGTTTGAAATCTTAACTTTAGGAAGGGTGAATACAATAACATCTGCATCCTTTGCACTGCCTGAGGCAAGGGCAAGTACAATGGAGATAGTTTGCTCATCCTTGAATTTATCACGCATCCATGCGTCTTCAAAGTAAATGCTCAGAGAGCCAGTTACACGGATGGTTCCCAAGAAAATTTCTTCAGCCTTGTCATTTCCGATGCATTGCGAGGCTTCGAGACCACGATCAATACTAATGCTTGCGTCAGTAATGCAGGCGTTAGTGGCAGAACCGTCAAGAATAATTGTACCGTTTACAGCAGCGACAACACCAGTGGTTGACAGTGCAGCAGGATTGGTAAAGTATTGAGTGGTACCAGTCTGCTTTAGACCTTGACCCATTAGCGTAAAATCTGTGCCGACTAGTCCAGAGGCGGGTACGGATACATTCCAAGTGCCTACTTTAATACCCGTATATACTTCAGACTGACCAATGTCGGAGTAAAATTCCTCGACGGAAAATGATCGTGTGGTGTGTCCAGTCAAAGGAACATAAGTATTCTTACCAACTTGACTAACGGTAGCACCGGTAATTGCTTCAGGAACCAGCTTAGTAGAAGAGATGGCACGAACAGTTAACACCAGTGCAGTCACACCGACAACTACCATGTTATTATCTTGGTTAGCTGCGGTGCCTGATACACTAATACGGACTACGTCGCCTACTTTGAAAGTAGTAGTCCAGTCGCCCGTAGTGCGGGTTAGTGTATTCAGAAGACCTACTTCAGCGATAGTAAAATTAACCAGAGTCTGAGAAGTACCAGCAGTGAAGTCGCGGGCTAGGACAGCTTGAATCAGGTCAGCATATGAACCACCACTTAGTTCGCCAGAAAGGCTACCACTTGCTGAACGAGTACCTAGACGGAAGTCTGCTACTTGTTGGTCTGTACGGATTTCTTCGCTGGAATAGCTTTCGCGTTCAGAAGTAAAGTCAGCCGAAGTCCGTCTAAGTTGTTTGGCCCCGAGTTGAGGGGCGAGTTGACCGAAAGTAGTTTCTTTCTTGTAAGCAACTACCTTACTAATACCACGAGCTTTTGCCATATAATTTTCCTTTATTTAATTTGCAAATTAAACATAACCTTGCGGTTACAAATCAGCGTCACGAGACGCCTTAGCGTTTCACAACGCCTTAAAACAACCTACGATAATCGCAGGAGTCATTAGTCACTTGTTACAAAATTCTCAGATTTCACCTTGAACATCACAAGTATATTGAATGATAATAGGAACTACTAGCCTATCACCTAGTACCTGAGTACCCGCAATAGTAGGAGTTCTGAATATCAGAATAGTCAAGTCACCCTCAACAAGATTAGTACCTCGTTTGAAAGTATCTCTGACTAGCTGTGCTCTAGCTAATGCTTTACCAGTACCTTGATTAGTAGGGTACATTAGAAAGATTTGGAACTCTCCTTTTTCTCTGTAAAATCCAGAAGCTAGTACCGTATTTTCCGGAGTACCAGGAGCAATCTGAACTCGTTGATAAGGTACTCCAGAGACTGGTGTGAAGCTTACTGACTCGTATGCAGTAGAAATAGCAGGAGTCATTGTTGCTAGTTTTTTCTCAAATGCTTTTTTAATCTTGTCTAACATCTTGCTCCTTATTTAGTGGCATCAAAATCTCTCTGTAGGTTTACTTGATACGATGCTAGTACCATACCTTCAGCAACCTGCATAATACCTGCTGGAGCTTGATTTGATGCACCTTGTTCTAGTGTTCCGATATAAGGTACACTGTTACCGATATAGAAGTTATCACCTAGTTTGTAGTTCTTAGCATTCACACCAACGCCATCAATTGCTGTATCACCACTAGGGTCAGCAATCATTCTGAACTGCAAGGCACCTTCTGTATACTGCCAGTTACCTCTTGCTAAACCTGGAGTCTTAGGCCATGTAGTACGAGAGTCGTATAAGCCTTGATACTTGTCGTAGTCACCTACTGGGGTACTTCGTACAGCAGCAGCAGCTACTTCTTCAGCAAAACCTCTTACGGCAGCTTCTAGCTTTCTGGTGATTAGCTTCTCAAGGTCTTCTAGTTGCTTGACTAAATCTGCTGTATCAATCTTCACCATAGGTTAAGCCTTGACACCTAGTAGCTTATACAAACATACTTCACCTAGAGCAGTGTGCGAACTGACTAACTCAAGGGTATATGTGTCACCTAAGTAAGTAATCTTGTTCTGAGTAGTAGGGCTTGTAGTAAAAGCATTACCTGCTACTAAGAACTCCACAACTTGCCTACCTACTAGGTTTGGATAATTGAATTGAGTAGCACGTACACGCTTAGGGAATGCTTTGACTTGCAGGGTAGTTTCAGCATTTACTGTAGTACCTGTCTCTACGTCATACTGACCTTCAGTTACAGTAATGTAGTCAACTAGAACGCCGTGTCTTGCAATCTGTCTGATAGCAGCTTGTAGGAATTGATTAAACGCCATACAAGCCCTCAGAACGTGAAGTAAGTACCTGAGGTACTACTTGAAGGTTGCTGGCGTTGTAGAGCCTCCTGAGGGGTTTGTACAGCCTTGTTGTCGGTGGTGGAGATGTTGCTCTCGTAGTCTTGGTTTGAAATTCCACCAGCATAACCTTGTACTGATGTGAAGAGTGGGTTTAGTGCAGGGTCACGAATATACTGCTGCAATGCTAGGCGGTATTGTTCGGCTGCTTTATGTCCACCTGAGACGCTTAGGCAATCAACAAGTTCTGAAGTAGAGCGCATTGACAGTTGGTACAGGATTAGACGAGCAGCATCTAGGGATGCTCTACGAACTGAATTGTTATTCTTGGCTAGGAGGTATTCGTAGGTTTCGTCTGGAAGAAAAGGTAGTGAAGGGTCGATGTCTTGGACTTCGACTCGAATCTTTTGTAAATCCGTTAGTGCCATAGTTATCCTTTATTTTGTTGTTCTGTTAATGAGAAAACTTAATTTAGGATTCTATGGTAAGGCTAGAAGTAAGTCTTGGAAGACTTACGCATAGACTTGAAGAACACTAAAGTAAGTAGGCTTCGACCGTTAGGAAGAAGCCTTGAGGTTGTTACTTAATCAAATTCTTATCTTTCAACAAACCAGCAATCCACACTTCACCTTTGGGTGTAAAGTAACTGGAGATGAATGTGTGACCACCTGACTCACCTGTCTTATTCTCAAATCTTTTAGCATTTAGATGATCTGCATAAGGTAGCCAACTACTACCTTGCTGGTACATAATCTTCTCAGACTTCAAGAACTCTCGAAATTTACGTTCATTGATACCAAGCACTTTAGCAACTTGTCGGAAAGTCTTTAGTCCTGAGCTGTCTACAAAATTATCAACGAACTCTACCTTTGGTTTTTGTTCTGTGATTGTGGTAAGTAACTTTTGTTCATTCTTCTTAGCCTCAAGAAGATGCTCAAGTGCAGTGATGTAATCTGTTGGAAGTTGAGGTTGTTTAGCTGCTTCAAGTTCTTGC